AGAATACCATTGACCATACTTGCTGGCTGCTTGAGAACAACATCAAGAATAAAGCTGGTTTTAAAATGGAAGTGGGAGACAATATTTCAAAACTAACCCACCTTGCCCAAGCATTTGTAGCATAACCACAGCCCGCCCCGCGCGGGCTTTTCTTTTGCCCGTCAAATCCCATCCAACTGTAAACCAGTAGCTGACTGTTGCTGTACCGCTGTATAAAAAAATGCTTGCATCTAAGTTAGGAAGCAGGTATGATTCAAGCGTTACCCATGCGGGGGTTTTGCCGTGGGTAAAAGATATAGAATTTTCAGCCCGAGTGCTTTAATTGCATTCGGGCTTTTGCTTTATCTAAGGCATTGGTGTAGCGGTAGCACGATGGTCTCCAAAACCATAAGCCGGGGTTCGAATCCTCGATGCTTTGCCAGATGCGGGTGTAGCTCAAAGGTGGAGCAGCAGCCTTCCAAGCTGACGGCGCGGGTTCAAATCCCGCCATCCGCTCCAAGCTGTTTTCTCAAGGAGATGTTTTCGGCCTTGAGTTTTAGATAGGCAACGGCGTATTGAGGGATGCCGCGAGTATTCCAACGGCTGATAGATTCAGGAGCGACACCAAAGGCACGCGCCAAGTCTGCGCGGGTCATATGGGCATCAAATAAAAGGGCATCTAATTGTTGTTTGCAGGCTTGCATTATTGATAAAAAGTCAATATAATTGCCGCTATGTTAATATAACTCAGGAGATAAGGCAATGACTGCCCTATCTGGTGTAGATACAATCTGCGAGGTGGCAAAGCGGCAGAAAAAGACTTTGCTGGCTTTTAGTACCGGCAAAGATGCAATCGCCGCCTGGCTTGCTATCCGTGAGCACTTTGAGGAGGTAGTGCCATATTACCTTTACTTGGTGCCGGGTTTGGAGTTTGTGGATGAGCAGATTGCGATGTATGAGCGGTTTTTTGAAACCAAAATCACTCAATTGCCGCATCCATCAGTCCACCGCCTGCTGAATAATTTTGTGTTCCAGCCGCCGCAAAATTGCGCGGTGATCGAAGATGCCGGTTTGCCGAATTTTGACTACCCCGATATACAGGCAGCGATGTGCCAAATGCACAATCTGCCGAAAAAAACATTGGTAGCCGATGGGGTGCGTGCGGCAGATAGCCCTATGCGCCGTATCGCCATCAACACACATGGCAGCATCAGCTATAAGCAGCTTAAATACCATCCGATTTGGGACTGGCGCAAAGCAGACTTGATAGAGTGCTTTAAAAAGCACAATGTGCGGCTTGGCAGCGATTACAAGATATTCGGCCGCTCGTTTGATGGGATTGATTTGCGGTTTTTGTTGCCGATTAAAAAACATTATCCCAAAGACTATCAAAAAATATTGGAGTTATTTCCGCTGGCTGATTTAGAGGTGTTCCGCTGGGAGTGTGCAAATGGCAAATATTGACGTTAAGGCAAAAATCGAAGCGGCCAAACAGGCAGCGAAGCATGCAGTAGCCAAGCGCAAGCGGGCGAAGCAGCCGACCGTGGTTATGCCTGAGATTACTGGTAATCCAGAGGTAGATAGCCGGGCGGATTTAGATGCAGTGCAAAAAGGTTTCCGCGATCGCATCAAGAATGAAAATAACCGGTTCGAGCTGTCAACTGACAGTGAATACTGGTTTGCCGCCTGCTTCCAAACGCGGGAACAGAAAGAGGCGTTTTTAAAGGCGCTTGACTTGCTGGCGCATGGCGACAAGTACATTGATGGCCGACTGCTGGCAGAGAAGCTGGGAATAGATCTCCCGGCAGCGGATGTGCCGTATCGGGCTGAAGGTAAAATTGATAAGGATTATGTGCAGTTTGTCGATTAATGGATTGTGCAGTGAGTAAGGCCGCTTGATCGCGGCCTTTTTGTTTGGCCTTTTGTTTATGGAGGTTGTTATGCGTGGTTTTGTGATTCGTGGGCGAATGGCAGCTAGCGGCGGCAGATATGGTGGTGCCAATACATCCCGCACTTTTAGGTTTGCCGGCAGCCCGTCAGTGAGCCGCACAAGCGGGAGCTAGGAGGGAATATGCGTGGAGTAATCGGGCGTGTTGCCCGTGGTGCTAGAAATCTAGTGCGCAGGGCAGTGAGTGCATTCCGTGGCCGCACTAGCGGTTCATAACGGGTTTTAAAAAATCAATCCCATGCAATAAGGTGGAATAATGGCTTTATGTGGAGCGAAAACCCGTTCGGGCGCACCGTGTAAAGCAAAGGCCATGACTAACGGCAGATGCCGGATGCACGGGGGAACAAACAAAGGCGCACCGAAGGGGAATAAAAACAAGGTTTCTTGCGGTGCGCTTTATTCGTCCTACTACACGGATGAAGAAAAAGCGTTGGCTGATGGTTTGAAGTTGGAGAGTATCGATGCCGAACTCAGGTTATGCAAAATCAGGCTGAATCGGGCATTAAAACTGGAAGCAGAGCAGACTGATGAAACGCTTGAATTAAAGCAGGTGGTAGAAACCCCGGCTGTTATTGGCGGGGTGCCGGTTGAAGATGATGAAGTCAGCCCAGTGCGGCAGAAGACCTATGTCAAACGCGATTATGAAACAATCATCCAGCGCTTGCTTGGTAGGATTGAATCGCTGACTGCAACACGGCAGCGGCTACTGTCTGCCCAATTGGATTATGAATTGAAACTGGCAGCCAAGGAATCCGGCGCGGTGTTTATGCCGCATGTGATCGAGCTGGTAGCCCCTGTTGTGAAACAAGATGACAAGAGCGCAGATTGAGTTGCCGCCGAAACTGATTCCAGTGTTCGCAGGTAAAAAGCGCTATCGTTGTGCTTACGGTGGGCGCGGTTCGGGTAAAACCCGCAGTTTTGCCTTGATGACGGCAGTCCGTGGCTACCAATGCGGGCAGGCTGGATTAAATGGGGCGATATTGTGCGGACGTGAGTTTGTGAACTCGCTGGCTGATTCAAGCCTTGAGGAAGTGAAAGAGGCGATTCGCTCCGTGCCGTGGTTGGCAAATTACTACGAAATCGGCGACAAGTATATCCGTTCGCGCGACCGACGCATCAATTACCTGTTTGCCGGCCTACGATACAACTTAGACAGCCTGAAATCAAAAGCCCGCATCTTACTGGCTTGGGCAGATGAGGCAGAGAGCGTATCGGAGATGGCGTGGCAAAAACTTCTGCCTACAGTGCGTGAGCATGATTCGGAAGTTTGGGTAACGTGGAATCCGGAGATTGAAGGCAGCCCAACTGATTTGCGTTTTCGTAAGCATATCGGCGACAACGGCATTTCGGTGGAAGTGAACTACTGCGACAACCCGTGGTTTCCTGAAGTGCTGGAGCAGGAACGGCTGGCGGATAAAGCCCGTTTGGATGAAGCAAGCTACCGCTGGATTTGGGAAGGCGCGTATCTGCAAATGTCAGACGCGCAGATTTTCCGTGGTAAGTACGAAGAAAAAGCCTTCACGCCGCGCGATGATTGGGACGGCCCATATTTCGGGCTGGACTTCGGCTTCTCGCAAGATCCTACGGCAGCGGTTAAATGCTGGATATATGACGGCTGTCTGTATATTGAACAGGATTACGGCAAAATCGGGCTGGAACTGGACGATACCGCGCCGATGATGCGGCAACACCTGCCGGGCATTGAAAAATACGTGGTACGCGCAGACAGCGCACGGCCTGAATCCATCAGCTACCTGAAACGCCACGGCCTGCCCCGTATTACTGGGGTGCAGAAAGGCAAAGGCAGCGTGGAAGATGGTATTGAGTTTATCAGGTCGTTCAAGCGGGTATTCATCCACCCAGATGCGGCGGCCACGCTGCGGGAATTTAAGCTTTACAGCTACAAAACGGACAGATTAAGCGGTGATGTGCTGCCTGTGGTGCTGGACGAGAATAACCATTACATCGATGCGGTGCGCTATGCCCTAGAGCCATTGATGAAACGGCGCGGCGAAATATCGCGCAGGGATTTTTTACTGTGAGGCTGCCTAGGGCGGCTTTTTTGTTGGGTTGAATCATGAGTAATGTGTTTGCAAAATCCGGCACGGTAGCCAATATGAGCGCAGGCAATGCCGTAATTGCCGCACTGTTGGGCGGAACGAATGCGATGCGCGCCGCCGGTAAGGCGTATCTGCCGCAATGGCCGCAAGAATCGGAGGAAAGCTACAAACTGCGCTTGCAGTCTTCCACCTTGCTGCCGGTAATGCGTGAGACGATTGGGCAGATGGTCGGCCGTGTGTTTTTTAAAGACGTCGATACCGACAAAGTTTCAGGCAGCCTGAAGCCGCTGCTGGATAATGTGGATTTGCAGAACAATAATCTATCGGTGTTTTGCTCGGCATGGTTTGCCGATGCACTGGCCTTCGGCTCGTCCTATGTGCTGGTGGATTTCCCAAGTGCGGAAGGTAACCGGACGCTGGCCGATGACAAGGCGCAAGGTTTGCGCCCGTATGTGGTGCTGATCCGCAATGCCGACGTGCTGGGCTGGCGCAGCGAGATGCGCAACGGCGTGCCGGTTTGTACGCAGTTCCGTTATCGGCAGTCAATCGTAGTGCCGGATGGTGATTTTGGTGAGAAGACGATTGAACAGGTCAATGTACTGGAGCCGGGGCTGGTGCGGCGCTACCGCAAGAACGCTAGTGCCGCATGGGAATTGCATGAGGAAAACTTGATGCAGCGTGGCGGCAATCCACTGGATTATGTGCCGGTGGTGGAATTGGTGCCGGAAAAAACAGGTTTCTTTGTCGGTCGGCCTCCTTTGTTGGAACTGGCGCATTTGAATGTGAAGCATTGGCAGAGCCAAAGCGATCAGGACAACATCGTACATTATGTGCGCGTGCCGTTGCTGGCTTACAGCGGGGAAGAGGATGTGGCTTCCGTAGCGGCGGCGGCAGGCAACATGATTACGCTGGGCAAGGACGGTGTGCTGCAATATGTCGAGCATTCCGGCGCGGCCATCGCGGCCGGCGTGAATGCGCTGGAGAAGCTGGAAGCGGATATGCAGGCAGCGGGTGCAAAATTGCTGACCCGTACCAAGCTGGCTTTAACTGACAGCCAGGCGCGCGACGAGCAAGGCAAAGAAATCAGCCTGCTGCGCCATTATGCCAACCTACTGGAAGACGCCATCGGCAGGCTGTTGGATATGATGGGGCGTTGGGCTGGGATTGAAGATGCCGGCGTGGTGGAAATCAGCGGCAATATCGATGCCGACTACAACCCCGTTACCAGCCTGGACGTGCTGCTGAAAATGAACACGGCCGGAGCAATCAGCGATCAGACTTTGTTTGATGAAGCCAAACGGCGCGGCGTGGTGTCGGATATTGCCGACTGGGGAACGGAAAAAGAGCGGCTGAAACAGGAAGCTGAGAGTGCCGAGCCGGCGGGGATGACGTTCGGACAGGCAGATGGGGCTCAAGATGGAAACGGATGATGATGTCCATGTCATCCCACTCAACGATTACCGCGAGCATATCGCCGACAGAAATTGTTGGTGCTGCCCGTTGGTGGAAGAGGACGGCGTTGTCATTCATCACGCGATGGATTGCCGGGAACAGTACGAACAGGGGATGATGCTGCAATGAACATCAACGAACAGGTGGTGCATGACCTGCTGACGCGGCAAATCGACCTGATGCGTTATGAACGCAGCGTGCGGCGCGAAGTGTTGCAACAGCTGGAGCGGATGCAGCGCAAAATCGAGGCCAAGCTGCGGCAGCATGATTTGGATACCCTGTCAAAACGGGAAATGGCGGCGCTGTTGGCTGAGATTCAGGAAATCTTGCGCCGCGATTACGACACAGCTTCAGGCAGCCTGAACACGGACGAAGTGGTGGATGATGAGGCAGAATGGCTGTTCGCCTGGCTGACTACGGCGGCAGCTGCCTATAACCTACCCGCCCCGCGTAGGCTGCCTGAAAATCGCCGGCGTGAGCTGCATAATCTGCTGGTGGGCGGGCTGACGGTTGCTGAGGCATTCGCTAAGCAGCGGGATGACTTGTACAACAAACTGAAGGCGCAAATCCGCACTGATGCACTGGATGCGGCAGTAACGGACACGGCGGGCTTGTTCAAACGGGCGCGGCAATACGCTGAAGCCACAACGGCTACTTGGATCAGCGCGGTAGCCAATCAAACTGCCTATTGGGTTGGTATGGTGAACCCTTTGATTAAGGGATGGCGGCATATTTCGGTATTGGATGCGCATACCAGTAGTGTGTGCCTGTTGCGGCACTGGAAACTGTGGGATAAGCGGAAAACCCCGATCGGGCATGATTTAGTGTTCAAGGTGCCGCCGGTTCACGTCCATTGCCGCAGCCGTTTGGTATGGGTAATGTCGTTGGATGATGAATTTAACGGCATCAGCGGCGAAGACTGGGTGGAGAGCCGCACACTGGCGCAGCTGCAGGAGCAGTTCGGCCAGGGTGTGGGGCAGATGCTGCACGACGGCACAATCAGCCTGCACGATGCGGTGCGGAACGGTGGTTTGCAGCCAATGACGCTCGATGAGCTGAAACAGCGGAATTACGCCGCCCTATCCAGGAATTTGCGCGACCGGCTGGCGGACAATAAAATCAGCCCGTCCAATATATCGGGTGGCAGTGTGCGTACAGACTGGAATCATTTCCCCGATGTGGTGCTGATGCACAGCAAAAGCACGATTTCGGGGCATCCTCTCTATCCGGCGGCCAAGGGTGGGGATTTGGCTAAGGCGGTGGCCTTGGTTGATGACTACCTGAACGACGGCGCGCTGAATGAAATTGGGAAATTGCTTGCCCCGCATGGGGATGTGCGACTGCTGCCTGTCCACGCGATTGAGATGAGCGGGCGCAATAAGCTGCCGGTTGCTTATGCTGCCTGGTTGGAGCAGCGTTTCGGACTGCCGATAGAATACGGTATTGTGCAGGCTGATAAAGTCAGCCGAACAGGTGCGGATGGCTTTGAGCGCCTGGTTAAATCGGTGCGCTTCGACGGCGCGGTTGCGGCCGGGCAGAAATACCTGCTGATTGATGATGCTGTGACCCAAGGCGGAACCCTTGCTGATTTGCGGGGATACATCGAAAGTCGCGGCGGTGTGGTGGTGGGCGCCACTACCTTGATGGGCAAGCCGCACTCTGCTAGACTGGCTATCACTAAACCCACTTTAGGCCAGTTGCGCAAATCCCTTGGTAGGGAGTTTGAAGCGTGGTGGCAGGAGCAATTTGGCTATGACTTTTCAAAACTTACCGAATCGGAAGCCCGGTACATCAACAAACAGATCACCCGTTCAGGCGCTGACGCCGTCCGAGATACAATCATTGCGCGAAGACTTGAAGCAATCAGTCATGCAGGCTCGTGAAATTATTGCCGGCATAACGGCAAGGCGTAGCGCTTAACCGATAAAACCACTCCAAACAGCGGAGTGGTTTTTTGTTATTCCCTTTTGGGGCTTGTGGCTGTTTTAATTCCCTGTGATTCAAGGGAATTAGAACAGCCTTTATCTTGCCTGATGCACGGAAATGCACAGGTGCCTGCGGCGGATGCCGCTTTTTTTATGGAGTACAAAACGTGAAACTGAAACTGGATGAACAGGGTAATGCGGTATTGCAGGATGGCAAGCCGGTGTATGTGCATGATGACGGCAAGGAAGTGCCGTTTGATGCGCCTGGTGCGATGGCAAAGATTGCCAGCCTGAATGCAGAAGCCAAAACCCACCGTGAGGCGAAAGAAGCGGCGGAAGCCAAGCTGAAAGCCTTTGACGGTATCGAAGATGCGGAGGCGGCCAAAAAGGCGCTGGCTACGGTCAAAAACTTGGACGATAAAAAGCTGGTGGATGCCGGCGAAGTGGAAAAGTTGAAGGCTGAAGTCATTAAAACCTATGACGAGAAGCTGGCGGCAGCAACCGCAGAGGCCGACAAGATCCGCTCTCAGTTCCACAATGAACTTATCGGCGGGTCATTCGCTCGTTCCAAAGTGATCGCGGACAAGCTGGCAATCCCGTCTGATGTGGCGCAAGCATTTTTCGGCAGGCATTTTGCCATTTCCGAAGACGGCAAAGTAGTGGCGAAAGATGCTGCCGGTAACGATATTTACAGCCGTACGCGCCCAGGTGAGAAAGCTGATTTTGATGAAGCATTGGAAGCTTTGATTGACGCCTATCCGAATAAAGACAGCATCCTGAAAGGGTCGCGGTCTTCCGGCGGCGGGACTCAGGCAACAGGCGGCGGCAGTGGGAAGGGTTCGCTGGCAGACTGTAAGACTGAGGATGAAAAAGTGGCCTTTTTACAGAGCAAGTACGGAAAACAGTAATTTTTATTGAAAGGAAAACATAATGGCTTTTGATTTACAGGTGTTCAACGCCCAAACCCGCGATGTAATGACCGAAACCATCGATCAGGACGTTGCCAAATTCAACGAAGCCTCCGGCGGGGCAATCGTGCTGATGAACAAGCCGTTTGAAGGTGATTTCTCCATCGAAGCTGCCTTCCAGGCTATCGGCGGGCTGGTGCGACGCCGTGATGCTTATGGCAGCGGCACGCTGACGCCGAAACGACTGAAAGAAATGTTGAATGTGGCGGTAAAAGTGGCTGCCGGCACTGAACCGATTGAGTTCGAGCCTGGGCAATACTATTGGACGCTGCGCAATCCCGAGCTGGCTGCAGTCAGAATCGGCGAGCAGCTGGCGAAGGCGCGTATCGCTGATATGTTGAATGCTGCTATTCGCTGCGCTGTTGCGGCTATTGGCAATAATACCGCCATGAAGCATGACGCCTCTTCTGCTGCGCCGACCTTTAATGCGCTGAATGCGGGCGCAGCGAAGATGGGCGACCGCTCCGGCGCCTTGCGTGCGTGGATTTTGCATTCCAACACCATTCACAACCTGTACGACAACGCGCTGACCAACGCCGAACGCCTGTTTACTTACGAAGGCATCAACGTGGTACGCGATCCGTTCGGCCGAGTGTTTGTGGTAACCGATGCACCGGATTTGGCCGATTCTTCCGGCGGCAGCGGCACCAAGTACAACACGCTTGGCTTGGTAGAAAACGCCATCGTGGTAAACGACAGCAACGACTTTAATGCCGTGATCCAGACTGTGACCGGCAAAGAGAATCTCGGCGCGGTGTATCAGGCCGAATGGTCTTACGGAGTGGCGCTGAAGGGCTATGCCTGGGATACGGCTAATGGCGGCAAATCCCCGGATGACACCAAACTTGGTACCGGCTCAAACTGGGATAAAGTGGCGACCAACAACAAAGACACTGCCGGCGTATTGGTAGTAACCAAGTAACCTGAACAGGGCGGCTGATGCCGCCCTTTTTTTGGAGATAACTATGAGCGAACGACCGATTATCTACGAACCGCATCCGGTAACGCCTGAGCGTAAGGCGGAACTATTGGCGCAGGGCTACTGCATTATTGATGCCAAGTATCGGCCTGCAGATGAGCAACAGGATGATCCGCCATCTGCCAGCACGCCTAAACAAATGAAGGTTGATGAATTGCGTGCGGAATTGACGGCGCGAGGTATCAAATTTAACGAGAAGGCCAAGAAAGACGAACTGCTGGCTTTGTTAGAGCAGGCGCTGGCTGCTGAGAAAGAAGGCGGCGGAGATGGCGCTTAATGTACCAGCAGACAGCTATGTCGGCGTAGCCGATGCCGACCGCTACCATCAGATGCGGCAGTCTGCCGCTGCATGGGCAGCGTTGGATGAGCCGACTAAGGAGCGGATGCTGGTATCCGCCTCCGACTATCTGGACGCTAATTTCAGGCTGAAAAACGGCTTGAATGCGGCGATGCGGAGCGGAGAAAAGCCGGTACCCCCGCAGGTACTGAAGGCAGTCTGTGAACTGGCTTTGCAGCAGCAGCTGAACAGCAACGAGAAGCCGAGGCAGCAGAGTGTGAAGGTCGGCGAAATCGCGGTTACTTATGCGATAGGCAATACCAATAAGGAACGTTTCGACTATGTGGCGGCCTTGCTGTACGGTATGTATGAGCCGCGCAAAGGTGTTCACATGGTGCCGATGC